TACTACGCAGACCGAGGAGAAAAAATCCTTTTAGTTGTTCCAACGACATCTCTTGTAGAGCAGATGTACAAGGATTTTGTTGATTATGGTTGGGATGCTGAGTCATATTGTCACCGTATATATTCTGGTAGGGAAAAAAGTAATGAAGCACCAGTAACAATCACGACCTGGCAATCTGTTTATAAACTTGATAGATCTTTCTTTGAAGACTATGGTGTTATTATAGGCGATGAAGCACATTTGTTCAAGTCAAAGTCTCTAATACAGATTATGACCAAACTACATCATGCTAAGTATAGATTTGGATTCACTGGTACTTTAGACGGCACACAGACGCACAAGTGGGTGTTAGAGGGACTGTTTGGACCATCTTATAAAGTTACAAGAACTGATGAGTTGATGAGACAAGGACATCTTTCCCAACTTGATATTCAATGTCTTGTTCTTAAGCACCCTCCGCAGACATTTGAAACATATAATGATGAAATTGAATACTTAATTTCTCATGAACAAAGAAATAGATTTATAAAAAATCTTGCATTAGATCTGAAAGGTAATACTCTCATTCTTTTTGCAAGAGTCGAAGCACATGGACAGGTACTCTACGATCAGATAAATAAAAACAAGAGTGACGACCGTAAGGTATTTTTTGTACATGGAGGAGTAGATGCAGAGGAAAGAGAACAAGTAAGAGAAATAACTGAACAAGAAAACAACGCTATTATTGTTGCTTCTTATGGAACTTTTTCTACAGGTATTAATATTAAAAAACTCCATAATGTTATCTTTGCCTCTCCAAGTAAGTCCAGAGTCCGCAATCTTCAAAGTATTGGACGAGTTCTTAGAAAAGGAAAAGACAAAGTAAAAGCAACTCTATATGATATATCAGATGATTGTTCAACAAAGTCTAGAAGAAATTACACACTTAATCATTTCATAGAAAGAATTAAAACATATAATGAGGAAAACTTTAACTATGAGATAATCACTATTCAATTAAAAGTATGATAGAAGACGATTTTTACTGTACACTTAAATTAAAATCAGGTGAAGAGATATTTGCTAAAGTAGCTGCATCTGAGGAAGAGGATAGAACTATGCTATTAGTTTCTAATCCAATAATTGTCAATGAGATTAAAGGAAAGATGGGTGCAGTAGGATATAAAATAGAACCATGGTTAAAAACAACAACTGATGATATGTTTATCATTAAATTAGATGATGTTCTTACCTTGTCAGAATCATCTGATGTTGAGATGATTATGATGTATCAAGACTATATTAGATCATCTAATAAAAATGGTAACAATCATTCTCAAATAGATCGTAAGATGGGTAGATTAGGAAATGTAAATGATGTAAAAGAGATTTTAGAAAAGATATTTAAAAGTACCTAAGCCATCCCTATGAACCCCGACAGAGTTAGTCTATAGGACATTCAATAACTTGTCAAGTAATGCTAAAGATGATATAATCTATACATATTATGAGATAAACTTATGATAAGACCTATGGCAAAAAGAAAGAGGTCAGAGCATTATGTGAATAACAAAGAGTTCTTGGCTGCTATTATTGATTACAGATGTAATGTTGAAAATTCATTCATCAAAAAATATGGAAGAGAACCAGTAAAAGAAGATTGGCCAAAGAGATGGGATACGAAACCACCAATCCCTCGCTACATTGGAGAGTGTTTTCTTAAGATTGCAAATCATCTATCTTTTAAACCAAACTTCGTGAACTATATGTTTAAAGAGGACATGATTTCTGATGGAATAGAAAATTGTGTTCAATACGTTCATAACTTTAATCCAGAAAAATCACAGAATCCCTTTGCGTATTTCACTCAGATTATTCATTACGCTTTTCTGCGTCGTATTCAGCGAGAGAAAAGACAATTAGAAATCAAGAACAAGATTATTGAACGGTCTGGTTACAGTGAAGTGTTTGACGACAACAACACTCTTGACGGATCCAATTACAGTGACTATAATAGTATCAAAGATGCAGTGCATTCCAAACTTCGTAATTGATGAAAGAACTTACTCTCCCTTCATACTTTTTAAAAGTTAAGCATAATGCTGAAATTTTTGTGGGAGACTATCAGTTTGCAGAATCTCTCAATCAAGAAATTTTGCATCAATTGCAGTTTGCCGAAGACGTTGGTCATACTAATGTGAAGGCATTTCACACTGAATGGAACTGGTTGCCAGATAATCAAATGATTAAAAACTTTAAATCTTTTATTTTATCTGAAATTGAAAATCATTTTCGACCGGGAGCACAAGTTAATGACAATCGTCATGTTGGAAGAATAGTAGACTTTTGGGGTAATGTTTATAAAAAAGGTGACTATGCAGAAAGTCATATTCATAAACCATTTATCTACAGTTTTACATATTTTGTAAAAACAAAATCGTATGATTCTCCCCTCGTCTTTGATGATAGCGGAAAGAAAATTGCATCAAAAGAAGGTAGATATGTTATCTTTCCATCTTACTTACTTCATAGTGTTCCAAAAAATCAATATGATCATGAAAGAATTACTGTGTCTGGAAATTATTTTTTATAGATGAAAATAGCAATCATTACCGATCAACACTTTGGTGCTCGTAAAAACTCTAAGTTATTTCACGATTACTTTCTAAAGTTCTATAATGATATTTTCTTTCCATACTTGGAAGAGAATGATATCAAAGTGGTGATCGATATGGGAGATACCTTTGATAGTCGTAAAGGTATTGATTTCTCTGCACTAGCATGGGCAAAGAATAACTACTACGATAGATTACATGACATGGGTATCCGTGTTCATACTATTGTAGGAAATCATACTGCATATTACAAAAATACTAATGAGGTTAATGCTGTTGATCTCCTTTTGCGTGAGTATGATAATGTCACAGTTTATTCAGAAGCAACTGAAGTTGAGATAGATAATCGCAATATACTTTTTATTCCTTGGATCAATCAGGACAATGAGGAAAAAACTTTCAAAGTTATTGAAAATTCAAATAGCAAGTGCGCGATGGGGCACCTTGAACTCTCAGGATTTAGAGCTCATAGAGGAGTCGTCATGGAAAATGGTCATGCAAGCGAGTTATATAAAAAGTTCACCAAGGTCTTCTCCGGTCACTATCACACTCGATCGGATGATGGACGAATCTATTACTTGGGCAATCCCTATGAGATGTTCTGGAACGATGTAGACGATCGAAGAGGATTTCATCTCTTTGATACAGAAACTCTAGAACATACTCCGATAAACAATCCATATAGAATTTTTTATAATATCTATTACGAAGACACTAACTATCAAACATTTGATGTTCGTGAATATCAAAATAAAATTTTGAAAGTAATTGTCCGTCAAAAAACTGATATTAAAAAATTTGAAAAGTTTATTGATAAGGTTACTGATGTTGCTGCAGATATTAAAATAGTTGAAAACTTTGATATTCAAGATCCTGGAGAGTTTGAAATTTTTGAGTCTGAAGATACTCTTTCTATTCTGAATAGGTATATTCAAGAAGCAGAAATCAAACTTGATAAGTCTAAAGTTCAAAATATTATGAGACAAACTTATCAAGAAGCCTGTGAATTGATTTAAGATGTATATTTTAACAATATATGGTAAAGAAACTGATGGTGCATACTCAGTAAACGATGAAGATGGAGAACAAATACTTTATCTGTTTGACGAAGAAGACGATGCTACGAGATATGCTATGATGTTAGAGGATGGTGGAAGTCCAGAAATGCATGTTATTGAAGTTGAGAATGACATAATGATTAAGACATGCGAAATGCATGACTACAAGTACACTATCATTACTAAAAATGATCTCGTAATACCTCCTGAAACTGCAAATGATTTTATTTGAAAAAATTCGTTGGAAAAACTTTTTATCAACTGGTAATCAATTTACTGAAATAAGTTTTACAGAACATCCGACAAATCTTATTATTGGAACAAACGGTGCTGGCAAGAGTACGTTACTTGATGCTCTTACTTTTTCTTTGTTTGGAAAACCTTTTCGTAAAATTAATAAACCTCAACTTGTAAACACTGTCAATGAAAAAGATTGTACAGTCGAAGTTGAGTTTTCTATTGGCAATACAAATTGGAAAGTTGTTCGTGGAATTAAACCAAATGTTTTTGAAATCTATCGTGACGGTAATATACTAGATCAATCTGCAGCCGCATTAGATCAGCAGAAATGGTTTGAGCAAACTATTATCAAAATGAATTATAAATCTTTTACTCAGATTGTAATTTTGGGTAGTAGCACTTTTGTTCCTTTTATGCAATTGACTGCTACCAATCGTAGAGAAGTAATTGAAGATCTTCTTGATATTAGAATCTTTTCCTCTATGAATAACTTAATGAAAGATAAGATTCGTGAGGTAAAAGATCAAACTAAAGTTTTAGAACTTAAGAAAGAATCACTTAATGATAAAGTTAAAATGCAAGAGAACTTTATCAATGAACTTGAGAGTCGTGGAAAAGAAAATATTAAAGATAAAGAAGATCGTATAGGTAATCTTCTTAATGAAGAGAATGACTTAATGAATGTCAATGAATCTAAGAATACTGAACTTAGTTCTCTTCAGAAAAAAACAGAACAGTATAGTGGCGCAACTACTAAACTTCGTAAACTTGGTAATCTGAAAGGTAAAATTTCTAATAAGGTATCAACAATTACAAAGGAGCATAAGTTCTTCACAGAGAATACGGTTTGTCCTACCTGTACACAATCCATCGAAGAAGACTTCAGAATAAATAAAATTGACGACGCTCAAACTAAAGCAAAAGAGTTGCAATCTGGTTATAAAGAACTAGAGCAGGCAATTAAAGAAGAAGAAGACAGAGAACGTCAATTTA